TACAGTTTAAACGATTTGGTCATTCAACCAAATTCTAGAGACATTGTGAGTACGGGTGTGTGTGCGACTATTCCATTGGGGTGTTATGGACGCATAGCACCGAGATCAGGGTTAACGGTAAAATACGGAATTCACGTCGGGGCGGGTGTGATTGACCCTGATTATACGGGTGAACTTAAGGTCTGCTTATTTAATCTCGGATCAGTTCCGTTCGAAATTAAACAAGGGGAAAGAATTGCTCAGTTGATTTTAGAGAAGTGTTCGACACCTCTTATACAGGAAGTAAATGAATTACAAAAAACTATGCGTGCTAATAGAGGTTTTGGGTCTACGGGGGCGTTATAATTAATTATTAGTTACCGAATGCGACACCACCCATACCATTCTTAATCCTGAGAATGTTATAGTTGACACCGTATGCGCGAACAGCACCTACCACACCTGAATTAGCGTTTGCGGTACCTTTTAAAGCTAATTTAGCGGAATCTATACGCGAAAAGTTCAAAGAACCCGTTGGTTGTGATTTATTCATCGTAAGACAGAATGGCCACGTGGCTACTGGTTCAGTGTCTAGGGCGTGTGGGAGAACGGAACAGTGTCTACCTGGAACAACATTTGTGTGATATTCACTTGTCATATTTTCGAAAAGTGGTGTACCGTTTATATACATGGTACCTTCGGTAAATGACCAAATATTAGTTTGTGTAGATGCAGCGACATGAACGGCCTTAACTGGGTGGTTAAAGTACGAAAGATCGACCGACGTATCATCTTTGTTCATTGGTTGGTACTGAACTTGTGTTATGAGGAGTTCATGTTCGCTATTCGCGAAGAATTCACGCTCGGCTGTGTCCAAATATATGTACGAGGCATACGCCTTTGGTGCTATCGCACCGAGATCACTACTCCCACCAGTTCTACACTTGATTCTAATTTCAACTTCGTGGTATTGAAGCGCGACGAGTGGTAAGGATTTGGTCCAGTCTTCACTGAAAAAGAATGGTATGACGTAACTACCCGGACTAGAATTTAATTCTACACCTCTGGTATTTGTAGCAGTGGTAGCCTTTGCCTGAGATTCGTTATAGAGAACGTTATGAACACCTGCAATATAGAGAGCATCCAATTTACACACTTCTTGACCACCTATCCAAAGAGAAAATTCGGTTGGGTTTGATCGAGAATTAAATAAACTTGTTGTGTGTGCTACTTCATGGTGGGTGTTAATATTAGTACCTTCGAGCCAAACATAGCTTAAAAGATCACCCTTTGACTGGATTGGAATTTTGATTTCGGCACCGGCCGTAAATGAACCGATATAATCGAGACGTTCTGGTTTTATCGCGAAGTTGGTATGACGTTTATAGTTTTGTCTAAAAAATGAGACTTGTGGGTCGCCTGTGATGTACACATCTTGTGCACCTACTGATACTAGATCGATCAAAGCAGCTGACATATTTTACTAATATAGTATATTAAAAAAATCGAGCGATAACGTAATAAGAAAAATGGTCGTCTTTCAGGCACTTACCTGGGAAACCGAAGACAAAGATGATCAACATTTAGTACATATATTTGGTAAGACACAGAGTGGAAAATCTATATGTCTTACTACACACTTTGCTCCTTATTTTTTTATTAAATTACCTACTGATGGTTACGATAGACGTGCTGAGTTATATTACGATAGTATTAAACAGGCGTGCCCTGGTTTAAAAATGAGTTACGATATACAATCTTCTATGGATGTTTGGGGATTTCAGAATAGTAAAAAATTTTATTTTATGAAACTTAATTTTGATACACTCGCGAATCGTCGTAAGGTTGGGTACACGCTGAAAAGACATTTGAAAATGTATGAATGGGTGTTTGATATCGTAAACGACGAAGAACTCCGACGATGGAAATTTACCGGTGAAGAGGTAAAATTGAAACTTTATGAGTCTAATTTGGATCCGGTACTTAGATTAATGCATACAACTGGTATTCAGTCAACTGGGTGGTTAGATTCTGGGAGTGATTGTACTGATACAAATTATGCAAATACTGACATTGATATAACATGTAGTAATTGGAAAAAATTAAAACCGATCGATAAACCTGAAACTGCGCCTTTTGTAGTTGCATCCCTTGATATTGAATGTAATAGTTCGACTGGTAAATTCCCGGATGCTGAAATATTAGGCGATTGTTGTTTTCAAATTGCAGTTTCCCTGTGTTATTTTGGTACCGACGTTCCTTATAATAAAACCTGTTTTTGTTATAAACAAACGGATAGTGAGCTTGAAGGATGTACTATTCTAAGTTACGATTCTGAACGTAAGATGTTAGAAGCGTTTAGTGAATATATGGTAAAAATGGATATAGATATAATAACTGGTTGGAACATATTCGGTTTTGATATGAATTATATAATGACACGAGCTAATATGGTTAGGTGTTCGTCTAAATTTTATGAAATGAGTAAACTTAAGGGTCATACGTGTGAGATGAAAGTAAAAAAACTGTCTTCGAGTGCACTTGGTGATAATGAACTTAAATTATTACCTATACCAGGTCGTTTCATTTTTGATATGTTTCACGAGGTTAAAAAAGGGTATAAACTCGATTCGTATAAACTCGATAACGTTTCTAAATTATATTTGGGTGATCAAAAGATTGATATGCCTATCAAAGAAATGTTTGCTCGTTTTAGAGAGGAAGACCCTATAAAACTACGCGAGGTTGCGGAATATTGTATAAAAGATACTTTACTTCCGCATAAATTACTTTCTAAATTATGTACACTTATAAATCTTCTCGAGATGGCAAAAGCGACATGGGTTCCGTTATGTTATTTAGTCGAGAGAGGACAACAGATTAAAGTGTTTAGTCAGTTAACTAAAAAAGCGAGAGAAATGGGGTACCTTGTTCCTACTATAGAGTGGGGACAGGGTCTCGTGGATGGATACGAAGGTGCAACTGTATTGGAGGCGCAAAAGGGTGCGTATTACACACCGATAACCGCCCTTGATTTTGAAGCCTTGTACCCGTCTATAATGGTGGGACACAATTTGTGTTATTCTACTTTGATAATGGATCCTGTGTACGAAAACAAAAATTTATACCCTGATTTAGAGATCGAAACGTTTGGAAATTATAAATTCGTACAAAATGTACCGAGTCTTATACCAAATATCTTAACAGAACTTAAACAGTTTAGAAAACAGGCAAAAAAAGATATGGCTAATTCGACGGGATCTTTAAGAGAGATGTATAATGGTAAACAATTGGCGTATAAGATTTCAATGAATTCTGTATACGGTTTTACCGGTGCGTCTAAAGGTATTTTACCATGTGTACCTATAGCGTCTTCGACAACAATGAAAGGGCGTATGATGATTGAAGATACAAAGAATTACGTCGAGAAACATTACCCGGGTGCAAAGGTAAGGTACGGTGATACTGATTCTGTTATGGTTGAATTTGACGTCGGTGAACGTAAAGGTGAGGAGGCTATTAAATATAGTTGGGAACTTGGTGAACGCGCGGCAGAAGAGTGTACGAAACTTTTTAAGAAACCAAACAATCTCGAACTTGAAAAGGTGTATTATCCATATTTTTTGTATTCAAAGAAAAGGTATGCGGCAAAATTATGGACACAAGGTAAAGATGGTAAAATGAATATGGATTGTATAGATGTGAAAGGCCTTCAACTTGTTCGGCGTGATAATACTCCTTATATGCGTGAAGTTTCAAAAGAGTTACTCGATGTTATATTAGAAAGTAACAATACGAGTAGACCTAAAGCGTTAGCTTTACAAAGGGCCGTAGAGTTATTAGAAGGTGACGTACCTAATGAAAAGCTTATAATTTCTCAACAATTGGGTGATTCGTATAAGTCTGATAATCTACCACACGTACAGGTTCGTAATAAGATGCGTGATAGACAACCTGGTTCTGAACCACAATCTGGTGATAGAGTTCCTTATATTTTATGTAAAACTTGGGATCCTAGAGCAAAAGCTTACGAGAAGGCTGAAGATCCGAAATATGCGGTCGATAATAAAATGGATATAGATTACCCTTATTATTTTCTTAATAAATTTATTAACCCTATATGTGATCTTATAGAACCATTATTTGACAATCCTAAGGAAGAAATATTTGGGGAACTCATAACACGTTCTAAACCCGAAAAACGGAGTAAATTGTGTGATTACGATCCTAAACAGAAACGTATATCAGACATTTTTAAACTTAAAAAATAAAGTATAATGTATTATAAGAATATGGATATCACAACTTTTTCACAAACGATCGAGGTTTTTGAAAAAAATATCAAAAATCTAATAAAATACGAGCTCATTCATATGTATCATAAAATTTCTGAAAAATATAAAATACCCTTTGACGAACTTATTAAAAAATGTGAATATGTTTATAAAGACGAAGATGTGTCATTTCCAAAAATGTTAGATATAAGAGAAACTGCACGAATTGAATTCAGGTTAAGTAATGCTATTCACAATACAGCTATAGAAAGACTCGATATTATAAAATGTAATACAATTGAACGTTTATCACGAGAAAAAAAAGGACTTATTAATATATCATCTTGTTTAGAGTATATAATTGACACACATACTCGGGATTCCGGGTGTATAAAATTATGTTGTGGGATATCAAATAGTGGTAAAATATGCATGAAATCTGCTAAATGGAAGGTTGGTTCGTATAAATTTTGTAAAAGTCACGCAAAAAGTTTAAAAATAGATAGTGTGCCTATTATTTCTAATTGGATAAAAGTTCCATGTAGTGTTAGTAATGACAGTTCATCCAACAATACGTCCGATGATGAATCTTCACCACTACCCATTACAAAAACAGTTTTTAAATAAACTTAAAGTTTAATTAATAAAAATATATAAGATGAATAAATCAGATATATTATTAACTTCTATAGATGGTTTTTATAAAGAATCTAAAAATAAAGATGTATTAAAACAGATACTAAACAAATCGGGTGGTATATCTTTGAGAAATCTTGAATGGTTTATAACAAATTATTCTAAAAAAAATAATTTAACATACAAAACTAACGATGGAAAAATTTTCAGTGTTCACTGCGCCTATAAATCGAGCTTGGATGGTTATAGTAAAAAGTTATTTGATCCTTTTTGTAGAACAGATAAAATTAGTTACACAATACCAGGTACATCTGATGAAATTCATACAACAGTTGCGCAGTTAAATTTTATAAGATGGTGTATAAAGAATAATATAATCGAATACATTAAAAACAATAAAAATAAATTATTTAATAAGCACGTTTAATATATCCATTCTCAAACGTATAGGTTTGATAACCTACATAATAAATGTGTAAATTATAGTCTTCAGATAGACCATTTACCATTTTAATATCTAAAACAGTTCTGTTAGATTGTAACTGACTAAAATCTAAGCTTCCCGATGGTTCCACATTTACCGGATTCATCGAGAATGCAAACGTGTATATATTTCTTAAAGGCCTTGATAACCGAGACAATAATGGTGTGGTATATTTATAATATTTATGATCACTATCTTGAAACCCCGGAACATCTTCTCCATTTACAAAAATTTTAGCACTTGACATGGGAGGATTATAAAATTCGTTAGCAATTGAATACGTACTTTGTGTAGATAAATTATACCTATTATGAAAGTAGTATTTATTATTATCAGTTGAATTTGTGAAACCTGGTCCTCTCGGTATAGATTCGTTTTCGAATAAAGTTTTTCTAAAAAACCAGTTAACTGATTTAACCGGTATTTTAGGTACAAGTTCTATTTTTGTATTAGTAACACCCGAATTTATAAGGAGAGAAGGATGTTTCTGTACTATATCTGTAATAAAAGTTTGTTTTTCATTTTTCAAATACATACGTTCTGCACTTTCAATTGTTATTTCCTCTGTAACAATGTTAAAACTACTCAGTGATAAAGTAGAAGTATCGTCGGTAAAGAAATTTTGTGGGAAAAATTCAATATCAAATTGTATTTTTTGTTTATGTATAGCACACGTTGGAAAATAGGGTCTATTTGGTTTATTAGTTTCATATTCATCATTTTCGTATTTTCTTGAAAAAAATAAAGGTATTGGAATAAAAACTTTTGAATTTCGTATCGCCAAACTCTTATTCGCTATAGCCGTACCCTGTGCTAAATTTCTGTTGATAGTGTATCTTAAAGTTCTTTTTTCTGATTCGTCTAAATAAAGTTCATCATGAATTATACCCCAATCTGCGTGAAACTTTTCTATGACAAGTTCATCTACACGCATAGTGACAGATTTTATAACATGTCTACCAATCTGATCAGAAAAGTTAAAATTAGAATTAGAAACTGCTGGTAAATCAAACGAAATGTACATATTTGATAACAGATCACCCATATTTCTCGGGTTAAGTGTTACGCTAACACTCTCATTAAATGGCCAATTTGACGAAGCATTAGATGGTTTATTAATAACAGTACTTTTATGAAATTTTGTAAAATTAGAATGTCGTCTTTTACTTGTATTTGTAAAAAAAGATTTAGTCTGATCATTTTCTATCAAATACGTATCCTGTTTACCTATTGCATTCAGTGATATTATAGACCCTGTATTTGGACCACTTGTATCACACATACTACTTATTATATATAATTTTTTAAATGGAGTTATACACGATCATTGGTCTATTTTTGAAATTTTTGGAAACATATCTGTACAAACTTTGATACCAAAATAACATATCTTTTATTGTTAACGATAAAGAATTAGCTGTTACATTTTTAGTTTTACCTATCTCTCTTAAAAGCAATTGTCTTTTACTTGGTTTTTTAAGGGTTGTAAAACAGGAAAAGCATACACGTTTCAATACATTTCCGTAAAACTTATAATACGTTTCATTATTGTATAACCAGATTGGGTTAATACGTCTATATTTCCTAATAAGTTCACGAACTTCGTAATTATTCGATTTAATATAAGGATTTAAAGGTGCATTACAATTAAAACAAAATCCTTTACAGTTAAAATACATAAAAGAAAAACAATTTATTCTTTTATGTACTATAATGAAATTAGACAACCCGATGGAACTCATTGTATAGGTATAAATTATGACGAAGAAAGACCATCTGTATTAGAAGTGTTACCTAACCCCGAAATTCAACAACAAGTACGACAACCTGATTATCAAATATTCGAATTGAAAATTGTACATTGGTTAAATTTGTTTATTATTATAATTAGTGCATATTATTCACTCGTATATGATAATATGATATCTATATCTAATTGTATTGCATGTGTATTACCATTACATAGTGTTCAAAATAACAATCTGTACGGTATTATCGTGTACACTGTATATATTATGTTTGCTATGCTGTTAACAACATTTTTGGGTATATATGAATATTTATGGTATTACGTTATTTGTAATTCTATAATTATATGTATTTTTATAACCTCAGTTGTGAAATATATAATATATATTAGGAATCAAATCCAAACCCAAAATGAACATGTTGTATGAACAAAAAGATTTAGATATTGCTCGAGGTTTATACAAAAACCAAGAAGAAAAGTGTGAACGTTTTGCGAGAAGTATTCATAAACTCAGAGAGTCTCGCAAAAAGTACGATGATAAAAGAGAAAAGAGTAAAATAAAGTTTATAGAAGTAGTCCCGGAAAATATAATTCACAATAGAACAAAAACTATTATATGTTCCGCAATAACAATGAGTGGAAAACGATGTACATTTAAAGCATCTTGTGGAAAATATTGTAAAAAACATACAAAAAATTTAAATATATTGTAATAGTAAATGTTAGACCAGGAAACACTCAGACCTGTTATAATAGGAATGGCTCTTTACCTTGCCATTTCTCAAATCGTTCCAGAAATTTTAAAAAAACCAACTAATATTAAATTTATAGACGATATTGTCGCCATGCTTATAGCTCAAAGAGGATCACTCACTTCCGGGGCTATTTTGACCGGTATGATTATTCTTGTTACCAATTACATTAACGACGAATTCTTGTAATACATTTTCTTTACAAGTCAACATACGAGTTTTCGGATGGTCCATATACCTTAATTTCTTGTTATATGCATCTTCCATAAATTTTATTAGCTGGTCTACATTGGGTTTGCCCCATTCCATGCCAGCTTTGTATAAAAAATCATCTTTAGGTAATCTCTGGAGTTCGCAGTTTATCGTATAAGGCGTTTCTATATATTCTGACGCACCTCCATAATCTGTTATAATAACTGGTTTATTTCTTACCGCCGCTTCGACTGCACCCATACCCACACCTTCAGATGATGAAAAATTTATATAACAATCGGATTTATTGTGTATATCTTCCATATATTCATCTGGTAAAAGATCATTAATAATAGTAACATTTGGTATATTGACTTTAAAAGGGTATTTACACGTTGCTTTAACAATTAATCGAGCATCAGGTTTATTTAATCGTATAAAACATTCTAATATTTTATTAAAATTCTTACGTGGATCGTATACGTTACCTATGTGATAAAACGTATAAGGTCTCTTATCAGGTATATGCGCATGCAATACATAAAAATGTTTAGATGGGAACTGTCGTTTAAATACTTTTTTGCAATATTCACTTGGTACGGCAATTTTATCAAATAAATCAAAAAGCTTACCATAATCTTCATGAACCGTCTCGGTTTCGCAGACGGTCATACACGTAACATTTTTTATTTTTCTTTTAATTTCAGGTATCTTATCCAACCAATATTTTACAGGAAGTGCAAATATAAAAGCACTATCGGATTCGGGTATTTCCTGATTTATTTCAATATATTTAGTATATCCAACTTCGGGGAAGATATCCATATATTTTTTACAATGTTGACCAATTCCACTCAGGAGAGTTGGACCGATGAATAACATTTAGTATAAAGATAATATTTCTTTTATATATATTACGCACGTGATGGAGTTCATCAGAAAACAAATTGATTCAGAAATTCAAAAAGGGAAAGTTCGACCAGATGCCATTTATGGTATACTTCAACAAATTATCGATCACATCGAACCACAAGCACCAGCACCAGTCGCTAAACCAGCACCAGTCGCTAAACCAGCGCCAGTAGCAACACCAGCGCCAGTAGCAACACCAGCGCCAGTAGCAACACCAGCGCCAGCGCCAACTCCAGTAGCAAAGAAAATTGTTTCACCAGCTAAAAAATCTCCAGCTAAAAAAGCTCCAGTCAAAAAAACACCAGCTAAAAAAGCTGAATAAATTTAAAACCTTTGTTGTACAGACATTGGTATCTGCATAGGTGTAGGTACATTTTTACGTTTTAATAGATAAAATCCACTTCCAAATAATAGAATTACTGTAAGAAGGTAATAAAGTGGATATTTTTTCTTTTTTTCTTTTTCCATTTTATCAATATCCTCCTTATCTGGAAGCTTTTTAACATTTACGTTAAGTTCATCTATCTTCCCAATAAGTTTATGTAAAGCCTCAAGAATTTGAACTTCTTTGTTTATAGGTTTTTCTTTTACGTCTATTGTCGTAACTTCTAATGTCATGAACCATTCCGAATCGGGTTGTAGTTTTACATAATCACCATCACCCTGTTGTTCATATATTTCAAAATCGAGTTTTTTAATCGATATAGGGTTAAATAAAGATGTCGGTCTATTAAAAGATTTCCACTGTTTATCGTGTAGTTTTAAATTACTAGAACCGTCAAATGATCTTTCCAAGGGTATGCGTGCAAACACTTCACCCTTTCGTTCATTTAGAATCTGTGCAACTTTTGGTACGTCTTCGCATATAATATCTAGGTATTTTGCACCATTAGATGTACCAGAACTACTTGTACCTACCTGTGTTACATAAAAATCAACAACCTTTAAACCACATACCTTACTTATATCTGTTATATGTGTATTAGATGAAAGTTCGAGGTTAAAAGAAAAGGTATTATTTGAACCTGTAACAAAATTTGAATCTATTGTTATATACTGAATCTTTTTAGGTAACTCCTGGAGTGAAACCATATTATAATTAGTATATAAAAAAATAAACATAAATAATAGCATGTTTTCGTTTTACTCTAGTATATATCGCTTATTGGGTTCAAATACACAAACATTAAAACCAACAGAATCTCATGTATCATTCCACCCAGATGTTATCAATAAAGAAAATATACACTCTGATATGATGTTATCACCAAATTTTTCTATGAATAAGATTGTATCAAAAAATGATACCGGTGAGATTATTATTTTAGAATATTCAAAACATGATAAGGAATTTGTTCATTATAAACCTAAGTATTTCAAATATAAATAAAGAAATAAAAACAATAATAAATAAATGAAATGGACTACGTGCACTTACACACTCACGACTACAAAATCGCTTTCTGTCAAGCGACAAATGAACTCTGTGAAGACGTTCAAAGGATTATATGGGAAAAATCTCAAAAATACGAATATGAAAACCTTGTGTGTCCAGGAGCCCCGGAAAAACAATTACGAAATACACGATTCTCAAAAGAAAGACTCGAAACTTTGGCCAGAAAATGGAAAGAAAAATGGGGAGAGCCAACTTTATAAACGTATGAAAACACTGACATATGAAGAGTTTTGTTACGACGATTTTAAACGTGAAGAATACGATTCGTATTCATTGGTTTTATACAGAACATTGTTGAATGAACTAGAATATGAAAGGCGTAATTTGAAATACATAAACCTTTTCGGTGAAAAATGGAGAAAAATGTCTAGAAAAAAAGACATTTTTACACACGGAGATAGATTAACTGAAATTCAAGTTCGTATATACGAATCAGTTAACAGATGCGAGGAATTTCTCGATAAAGAACGTGAATTTAAAAGAAAATATTTTAACGATGAAAATATCAACATTGATATTATAGATACTTAACGAATAAATTGTAATGTATAGTAATTAATGTTAAATATAATAAATCCTACCCAAAAAACACTTAGAATATCATGTCCAATTAAAAGAAAAGAAGGTATAGCAGAATATGAACAAATAAAGTCTAAAATTAAAAAAACGACTCTGAGATACGGAGCTGCGATCTCGACGTACCATTTTATTTTTCATACACCTGTTGATGGTATATCTGCAAGTTTAGGTACAATAGCATCGTGTATATACGTAGATTCACTTTCATCTTACGTCGATAATATTGGAAAAACTCCAGGTTTAAATAAAAGGTTATTAGTACCTACACTTCTTGCTTTAGGAGAATCGGTATGGAATTCCTCGAGTTTACCTTTTGATTTTAACATGGGTGCGACACTTTTTGGATTCTTAGCGTATAAAATGGCCTTTTACCAAATAGTCGCAGAGGAAATATTAATAGCTAATGAAGACCTAAGTGACATTGATAACATGTAAAATATAAAAAATATAAAAATGTCTGTCTTTTATCAATTGTTAAAAAATACCACTGAGCTTGAACAGGTTGTAGAAATGGATGAACTTTTCTCTACTATCGCAAGTGATGGGAAACTGGATATGGAAATTTGGGGTCTTAAACCCGATCAAGATTTCCCTATTGAGTGTAATCCTAATAAATTCAATTATATTGGTTATATTGGTCTAAGTAAAATTGATAACCGTGATGATATTCGTTTCATTGAGTTTTTTCACGAAAACAAAGGATGTAGTGGTATTATTGGACCATTTATCGATATGGTTTCGAAAAGGTTATCTACAGATAAAAAAGATACGATTCTTATTCCTCGCGTTGTTCGTAGCAATAAGAGTGATTTCTGGACTAAATATTTGAGTAAATACTTTACTGATGTTAAATCGGGTGAAAAATTTATTATGAAAAATAAATTATCTCATAAAGATTTACATTGGAACGAGCTTACAAAAACTTTACCTCCTAAGCCCGATGAAACTGTGAACGAAGACTCACAAAACACTATGGTTAAATAAAATATAATACTACTTAAACAATTAGACTTTTAATATTATATATACAAACACAAACACAATGCCTTATCTCACACAAGAATTATTAAAAAACTGTACGTCCCTCATTAAACTTAATCATTTAGGCGATCTATGTTCCGAACTTTGTGGCTATAATACAGAAGTTTATGGTCTAAGAGCGGAATTTGGGTACCCGGAACATTTAATTTCAAAAAACAATAAAAAATATATTGCATACATTGGCATTCATAAAAAAAAAGTAAAAACTTCTTACGGTGAAGCACACTTCGTCACATTTTTTCACGAACCTAAAGACTACAAATCGGAAAAAGAAATTGACGTTGTAAAATACATGTATAATATTTATATGGATGAAAAAACGGAAGAATTGTTTGAAGATGATAACGATTCTAACGTTGAACTTTTTCCGTATAATATAACTCGAAATAAACTTGGTTATTGGAAATGGTTATTTGAAAACGAATGGGGTATTTTGGATAAAATTGATTTAGATAACTTAATCGATGATTATGAAATCCAAGGGTATGTTAAATGGGAAGAACTTTATTCTATTTTACCAGAAAATATCGACGACGATACCATTTATGAAATCGAGAGTGAAGAAGAAGAAGAAATCGATAGCGAAGATGAAGAAACGGATGAAGATGTCGAAGAAGGTGAAATTTTGAGTGAATACGAAGCTTAAGTTAAAATAAATAAAAATTAAATAAAAACGAAAAAATGCGTCCAAATTGTCCTTATGAAAAATGTTATTGTAGAGCCGGTAAAAATGGGTTTTGTTTAAAACATAAAGAAATCGGTGAAGCTATAGAAGCTTTACTTTTACTTTCAAAACCTATAATTAAAAAATAAAATATAATACTTAGTAATAATGTCGAGTGTTAATACACTTCATAAAATAATGACATTTATAGATGAACATTCGGATAGTATATCTGAAGGTGATTATTTAGACATGTGTAATAAACTAAGAGATGTGTATAAAAATGATCAAACAAATACGTATAATCGTAACCGTGTATTACCTCGTAGCTTACAAAATGATCCTTACGATACTATATACGAAAGGTGTATGGTACTCGTTAGAAAAAGAAAAGAAATTAAAAAATTGTTTATACAAACAAAATTAAGACACCGTATAACTTCTCGTTTCAAGATAGAAGCACTTACTTCGTATTGTAGCGCCTTAAATTTACCTTTATGTGTTACTATAGAAGAATTACAGAGTATTGGCCACGCTTCTAATGGTAAAGAGTTTTTCACAGATTATATGCGTATAATGAATCAACATATAAGAGGTTTACAGAATGGTTATATTGTAGAATTAGACAATATTGAACTCGAAATGGAAAACATTTGTAATTTTATGAATGCAAATAATAGAATTATAGATGCATTTTATGATATAAATGTGAATATACCAAACCTTAGTTGAGTTTTTTATTATTTTTTTTAAGATATTAAAAATGGATGAACTTACAAATTTAATGCGTCTTATTGACTTGAATTCCGAGATAATACCTGAAGGAAATTATCTCGAAATGTGCAACTCGATAAAAAAGGTACACGAAAGCCTTTCAAATTGCGATTCTGAATCTGATGAAGATACTGATGAAGATTTTATTATGAGAGAAATAATGACCGATAATACTCTTGTACCACCCGTACCATTTTCTACTGAACGTAGACCACATCCTTATAGATATTACGAGGAAAGCGACGACGATGATAATAACGTTTTCGCACCCGAACCGGGTGAAAGAGAAGAATTGTTAAATTATGTTAACTCTCTAATAATACCGTCTATAAACGTACCTAGAATGATTAATGAAATGGATAGAAGACGAAGTATAAACCGTGAATTTGACGAAGCTGAATTACGGAGATTGGATGAAAGAATAACGAAGACACAGAGAACTATACGTAACACAAAACCAAAACAGAGAATTACTATAAATGTCCGTAAAGAAGCTGTGAAAAAACGCACTGAAGAACTTGGTATACGATTACCAAGATACACGATCGGGAATCTGTTAGATAAAGGATACAACGTAGGTAATGAAAGAGAATTTTACAAATCCTACCTTGTACAATATAACGAGGAAATTGAACATAAACTACAAGATTTAAACGATGAATTATTTGAACTTCTTAGAGATAAAGATAATCTTTTAGAAGAGATGAATTCTAACGTAGACTAAATAAACTATTTAAATATAATTTTACACCATTTTTCATTTATATTACCGAAAGGTGAGTATTCAAACAATAAATGTATTAACGCACCCGCAATAATTAACACACCCGTACCTTTATACACAAATTTCATAAGACCCGTAACCAAAATTTGTAACATCAAACCGATAAAAAGCGCTTCCATGAGAACTGTAGTAACAGGGCGAACGTTCATTTATATTTATCAAATATTTTATCTCCTGGTATATAAAATGATACTCGTGGTTCTTATCATTCTATTATTCATTTTACTTCGATGGTATACTAATAATTATGAAAAATACGAAGTAGGTACAGACTCGTATGATATTCAGGTTAAACCGGTAGAAATTCTAGATGTTGAATATAATGTAGGTCAAAGTAAAATTCAATTTGAACCGCGCCATTTAAGGCTTAATTCTGATAAAAAGGCTTGGGATCTTTACATAGGTTCTTCACAAGAATACGATAAGGATACTACAACTATGTCAAAGGAATCTATCTTTACTGTAAAATTTAAAAACGTATTATTGGATGGTAAAATGGGTAAAATTAAACGAGTTCCTAGTTATGAGTATACGTATATTCAGCCAGCAAATTATAAAAATTATATATTTTATGAAAGTGGTGATATAGAAAACCCAATACTAAATTTCGGTGTAGAATTCTCTACTATAAGATTAGGGTTAAAACTTCCATTGAATGACTTGTATGTACCTATAGAACCACCAACTTTTGATACTAGTATATCTAACAATAATTTAGATGTTAACAATAATTTAGATGTTACCGCAAGTTTTACGAACATTCAAAACCCCAGTTCTAAATATACGATATCTATACACGAAACAATCGAACCGTCATGGAGTCAATATTATAGTGGGTATAATGGAGACATACCGGAGACTACCATTGGTAACGAGATTATTTCGTATA